CACTTCTGCTACTGGCGCTTCTTCTGGCTTTGGTGCTAATGTTAGCATTGATACTCCAGTGGGTTCTATCCCTCTATAATAATCTGAAGGTTATATAATGCAATTATTTGGGTTTGAAATAAGCCGTAAAAAAGAGTTGCCAATAGGGAGCGTTGTCTCCCCAACGGCACAGGACGGTGCCACCGTAGTAAACACTGGCGTAAATGCTGGTGGGTACTACGGTATGGTTATGGATTTAGACGGGGTCATTAAGAATGAGAATGACCTTCTTCGCCGTTACCGTGAAGTTGCTCAATACAGCGATTGTGATTCAGCTATTGAAGACATCGTAAATGAAGCAATCATCGTTGACGAAAAAGGCAAATCTGTAAACATCAATCTAGACGATGTGCAGATTTCAGAATCTATCAAGAAAAAAATGCGTGATGAGTTCAATAATGTATTGAAACTTATCAAGCTAGATGATCGTGGTCACGACATTTTCCGCACATGGTATGTCGATGGTCGCTTGTACTATCAGATCCTACTGGATGAAAAGAATCCTAAGAATGGTATTGCAGAACTACGTTATATTGATCCACGTAAGATTCGTCGTATCAAGAACGTAATCAAAGAAAGAACACCAAAGGGTGTTGAAGTTATTAAACAGATTGAAGAATACTATCTGTTCAATGACAAAGGAATTACGGAGCAAACAACACAGGGTGTTAAACTCTCCCTAGACTCAGTTGTTTATGTTCCATCTGGTTTCTTAGATGCTAACACTAGCATGATGCTTTCGTATCTTCATAAAGCAATCAAACCAGTAAACCAACTAAAGATGATCGAAGATTCGATGGTCATCTATCGTATTAGCCGTGCCCCTGAACGTAGAATTTTCTATGTTGACGTTGGTAACTTACCTAAGGTTAAAGCCGAACAGTATGTAACTGACATTATGAACAAGTTCCGTAATAAGATCGTTTATGATGCAACTACTGGTGAAGTTCGTGATGACCGCAAGCACATGTCAATGATGGAAGACTTCTGGATGCCACGCCGTGAGGGTGGTAAGGGTACAGAAATCACTACACTTCCAGGTGGTCAGAATCTTGGTGACATCCAAGATATCGAATACTTCCAGAACAAATTGTTCCACGCATTAAATGTACCTGTTGGTCGTATGCAAGAACAACAAGGGTTCTCAATTGGTCGTGCCACTGAAATCTCTCGTGACGAAATTAAGTTCCACAAGTTTGTTGCTCGTTTACGTAAACGTTTTGCTAACTTCTTTACTGAGGCGTTGGGTGTCCAACTTATCTCTAAGAATATCATGCGTGCCGATGAGTGGGATGATTTAAAACAAGACATCCGTTATGATTTCGTTGAAGATAACCACTACGCTGAACTAAAGGACAATGAAATCCTTATGGCTCGTCTTGGCGCTCTACAACAAATCGAACCATACATTGGTAAGTTCTACTCTATGCAATGGATCAAACAGAACGTTCTGTTCCAAGATGAAGAACTAATTGAAGAGATGCAGAAAGAAATGGACTCTGAAGAAGATTACCATATGGCCAATGCACAGTTTGACGGTACATTAGCTGCAGTTGGACAAGCTGCTTCTGATAACTACATGGCTTATAATGCTCCACAAATGGACGATAACCAACCTCCTGAACCAGAAGACAAATCAAAAGGAAAATGAAATGAGTGAAACAGTACAACAATTAGTTACCGCAATGTTACAAAAAGATGCCATCGGCACAGAATCTGCGTTTCAATCTGCAATGGCAGAAAAGATTTCATCTAAATTGGATGATATGCGTGTAGCAGTAGCACAGAATATGTTTGTATCTAACCCAACTGAAGTAGAAGACCCAATGGTCGCTACTGAGGAATAAAATGAATTACAACGAGTTCACTAGTAAGTTACACAGCGGAGAACACATTCGCTCTTACGGACATCTAATTGAAATGTTAGATGGCGTAGTGACCATTGATGGTGAACTGACAAAGTTTAAGTCTTTAGAAGAAGCAAGAGAAAATATTAAACAAGAATACGCTGCTCATAAGATCGAAGAACAAGTCTCAAAAGAACTATACGAAGAAATATCAGACGCTAAAGTCGCAAGTATCATTAAAGAATACCACGATGTTAAAGTCACAGATACGTTAATCGAAACATATATCCAACTTGCTTCTTCTAATATGTTCAGTGTTGACCCAGTCGTTCAAGACATCCGTGCTCTGAATAAACTTGATACAATCGTTGAAGGTAAACTGCATTATGTTCTTGCTGATGATACTATCGTAGCAATTAGTGAGCAAACGCAAGAACGCCTAAATAAGTTATTAGGTAATCAAACAGAGATTATTGAGTATATGAGAGAGTCTACAGAGAACTTTTTAAGTGTACTTGAACAAATAGAGGAATAAAAAATGGCTGTCTTATTTACAACAGTTAAAAATACTAACCAAGAAGTTATTGTACACTTTGACACAGTTGCTGCTGAGTCTGGTACACTTGCTCTTAATACACTAGGCGCTGATACTCAAACACTGACATCTGGTGGTACTCCAACAGTTAATATTGTTAAGTTTGTTTCTACTGGTGAGTTGGGTTCTGGTTTACGTATTGTCCGTAATGGCAAAAATGTTATTGCCTGTGCTCCAGAAAACGCACCACTGTTAGATCTAAACTCTATCGGCATTTCTGATAGCACTAACAACACATCAGATATTGTTGTAACAAACGATGTAGCAAAACCAGTTACTGGTTATTTGGTTCTACGTAAAATCGCTGGCTGGTCTACTAAAGTTGAGACTGCTACTTATGGTGCCTACGATGATGAAACTCGTGTTGGTGCTTCTACTACTCTAAGCGGTTCTCCAGATAAGGTCTAATATGAAACTAATTAGAGAAACAGTCGAAGAGACTAAACTTATTGTTGAAGAAAAATTAGGTAAAGGTAAGCAATACTTTATTGAAGGTATCTTTCTTCAGTCACAATTAAAGAATCGTAACGGTCGTATGTATCCAGAACATACAATGGATCGTGAAGTTGGTCGTTACCTTAAAGAATCTGTTCAAGCTAATCGTGCTTACGGTGAACTTGGACACCCAGATACTCCATCCATCAATTTGGATCGTGTATCTCACCTGATCGTTGACCTACGTAAAGAAGGTACTAACTGGATCGGTAAAGCAAAGATTTTAGAAACTCCAATGGGTCAAATTGCTAGAGGTCTTCTAGATGGTGGCGCAAACCTTGGTGTTTCTTCAAGAGCCATGGGTTCTCTCAAGATGAGTAATGAGGGAATCAATATTGTTCAAGATGACTTTATGTTGTCTACTGCTGCTGATATCGTAGCTGACCCATCTGCGCCAGATGCGTTTGTCCGTGGTATCATGGAGAACAAAGAATGGATTTTTGTTGATGGAAAGTTTGTGGAACAACAAATCGAAGAGGTAAGATCTTTCGTTAAGAAAACTTCTTCTAGAAATCTAGAGGAAGCAAAGATTCAGGCTTTCCAACACTTTCTGAGTAAAATCAGATAAATAATAAATAACTAACAGAACTATCCAGTTACAGGAGAAAACGATGTCAATCGAACAAAAAATCGCTACAATCTTAGCAGAGTCTAAGAAATTGAATGAAGCCAAACTAGGTGGAGCAGAAACAGGCGCTAAAGATGTTACTGCTGGCGCACATGCTGGTGATCAAACACCTATCCGTGATGCGGTACTAAATGTACCAAACGGTGGTGAGACACCAAACCCAGACAGCGCACGTAATAACGTAGACAATGAAAAGCAAGCAGAAACTGTTTCTGGTGGCAAGAAAACTACGACTACTTCTGTCAAAGGCGTTAAAGAAGATATAGATGCACTTATGAATGGTGAAGATCTTTCTGAAGACTTCCGTGCTAAAGCAGAAACCATTTTTGAAGCTGCAGTAATGACACGTGTTAACGAAGAAGTTGCACGTATCGAAGAAGAATTCGAAGCTAAACTTGCTGAGCAAGTTGAGCAGAATACACAGGGAATTGTTGAACAAGTTGATGGATACCTCGGTTATATTGCCGAGCAGTGGATTGCACAGAATGAAATCGCCCTTGAGCGTGGTATGAAGTCTGAAATCATGGAGAGTTTTATCCTTGGTATGAAAGACCTATTCGAAGAGCACTATGTTGAAATCCCAGAAGAGCGTTTCGATGTTCTTGGTGAGATGGAAATCAAAGTTGCTGAACTCGAAGCAAAATTGAATGAGCAAGTTGAAGCTAATATCGGTCTTACAAAAGATCTATCTGAAGCTAAACAAGCTGAGTTGGTTAAGTCCATCTCTGAAGGTTTGACTGATACTGAATCTGAGAAATTCTTGGGTCTAGTTGAAGAACTATCTTTTGAAGATGCAGCGTCTTTTGAACAAAAGCTAAAGACTATTCGTGAAAACTACTTCACTACTAAAACAATCGCAGAGCAATCTGTAGTTACTGATGCACCAGTAGAAATGTTGTCTGAAACAGTTGTTGCTAAAGCAATTGATCCAGCAATGTCTGCTTACTTGTCAGTTCTCAACAAATAAATCTAAGGAAAATAAAATGACAACACGTCAACAATTAATGGAAAAATGGGCACCAGTATTGAACCATGAAGGTTCTGTGCCATTCAAAGACAACTACCGTAAGGAAGTTACTGCTGTTCTTTTGGAAAACCAAGAACGTGAAATGCAAAAGCAAGCGGAAGCCTTGTTCGAAGGTTCTCCAACTAACGGCACTGGTGGCCAAATCGGTACTGTTGGTGGCGGTGCTACTGGTGGTGTTGCTGGTTTTGACCCAGTATTGATCTCTTTGGTTCGCCGTGCAATGCCACAATTGATCGCTTATGACGTTGCTGGTGTACAACCAATGACTCAACCAACTGGCTTGATCTTCGCTATGAAGTCTCGCTACACTAACCAAAACGGTACAGAAGCGTTGTTCAACGAAGCTGACTCTGGTTTCACTGGTGACGGCACTTCTGCTGGTGCAGGTTCTGTACTAGGCGGTTCTGATGCAGTTGGTCGTGGTATTTCTACTGTGGCAGCTGAGCGTTTGGGTCAAGGCGGTTCTGGTGACGGTTCTTTCGCACAAATGGCATTCTCTATCGAGAAGGCTTCTGTGGTTGCTAAGACTCGTGCCTTGAAAGCTGAATACTCTATCGAGTTGGCTCAAGACTTGAAGTCTGTGCATGGTTTAGATGCTGAAGGTGAGTTGTCTAACATCTTGTCTACAGAAATCTTGGCTGAAATCAACCGTGAAGTTATCCGTACAATCTACAACACTTCTAAAGTTGGTGCTGCTGTTGGTACTGCTACTGCTGGTACTTTCGACTTGGACGTTGACTCTAACGGTCGCTGGTCTGTTGAAAAGTTCAAAGGTCTAATGTTCCAAATCGAACGTGAAGCCAACGCTATCGGTCAACAAACACGTCGTGGACGTGGTAACATCATCATCACTTCTGCTGACGTTGCGTCTGCTCTAGCGATGGCTGGTGTTCTTGATTACCAATCTGGTATCACTGGTAAGAACGCATTGACTGTAGATGACACTTCTACTACTTTCGCTGGTGTTCTAAACGGTAAGTACAAAGTTTATGTTGACCCATATACTTCTAACGTTTCTAACAGCCAATTCTTCGTTGTTGGTTACAAAGGCGCTTCTGCTTTTGACGCTGGTTTGTTCTACTGCCCATACGTTCCATTGCAAATGGTTCGTGCTGTTGATCCAAACAGCTTCCAACCAAAGATTGGTTTCAAGACTCGTTACGGTCTAGTTGCTAACCCATTCGTTAACTTGGATGACGGCACTTCTGGTCAAGACAACTTGACTGCGAACGCAAACTACTACTACCGCAAAGTTAAAGTTACTAACCTTCTGTAATAGGTTAAGAAACCTACGTAAGATAGGTATTTCAAAGGGAGCTTCGGCTCCCTTTTTTCATTCCTAAATAATTATATGACTACATCTATTCCATCTCAGCTTAATCCGTTATCACCTAACGGGTTTCAGTTTTCTGTTCAGAAACTACCTGACATTACATTTTTCTGTCAGCAAGTTAATCTTCCAGGGATAAATCTTGGAGAGCCTACGTTCTCGACACCATTTTCTACACAACCAGTTCCAGGTGATACATTACAATATGATCCATTGACTCTGCAGTTTCTTGTTGATGAGAACATGACTAACTACAAAGTGTTGTATAACTGGATTATTGCTCTTGGGTTCCCAGAGAGTTACGAACAGTATATCGGACATAATGCACAAGACACAACAGGGTATAGCGAATTAGCTAAGAACTATTCAGACGCTACGCTACAAATCCTAGATAGTAACAACCAAGTGGTTCAGACGATTCAGTTCTACGATGTGTTTCCAACTACCATCGACTCTGTAATGTTTGCTTCTACTAATGATGATGTCCAATACGTTACAGGCAATGTAACCTTTAAATTTGGATGGTATAAGTTATTATAATTGAATAAATCATTGGCTACACAAAGCCAATTTACAACATGGAGTTATTATGAATATTGAGCAGATTCAAGATATGTGGGATGTCGATTGTGAGATCGACAACAACTACCTCGGTGAGACTACCACCGCTACACCAAAGCTACACGCTAAGTACGTCAAACTTCTAGTCAATGTGAAACTGAAGCATACAAAGCTCAGTTCTGACTACAACATCTTACGCAAAAACAAATTCAAATACTATCGGGGCGAAATGTCACGAGAAGAACTCACTGACCTTAATTGGAATCAGTGGCAAGGCGTAAAACCAATCAAGAACGAGATGGATGAATTCTTGAAAGGTGATAACGATCTAAACACAATGACAGTTAAGATCCAATATCTCGAAACAATGGTTTATATGCTGGAGTCTATCCTTGGGCAAATTAAAGCTAGAGACTGGCAGATTAAGACTGCCGTTGAATGGAAGAAATTCCTAGCAGGAATGTAATGATTAAAATTGAAAAACTCGATGAGGTTTATGTAAGAGTCTTTTCTGATGCCAGCATCGAACAAGAACTAGCAGACTTCTTTACCTACGAATATCCAGGTGCCAAGTTCACTCCACAATACAGAGCACGTTTGTGGGACGGTAAGGTGCGGATGTATGACCAGATTAGAAAGACATTGTACGTCGGTCTAGTTTCATACGTTGAGGAATTTGCTGTTCGTAACGGATATCAAGTAGAGTACGTTACTCCAGTAATGGTGCGCAACGGTATCACAGCAGAACAAGTAGAGGCTTACGCTAAATCGTTAAAGCCCATGGGTCGTGGACAACCTATCGAGATTCGAGACTATCAAGTAGAAGCAGTAAAGACTGCTCTCGATCAAGAGCGCACGCTGCTATTATCTCCGACTGCCTCTGGAAAGTCATTTATCATTTACACGACATTAAGATACCACGTTGCAAATAAACGTAAGTGTATCATTATCGTTCCAACGACATCTCTTGTTGAGCAGTTGTATGCTGATTTCCAAGACTACTCATCTGCAAATGGATGGGACGTGGATCGTCACTGTCAGAAATTGTATAGTGGTTTCACTAAAGAATTACACTCTAATGTTCTTATCACTACTTGGCAGTCTGTATACCTACAACCGAAGTCTTGGTTCGCTCAGTTCGATGTAATCTTTGGTGATGAAGCACACCAATTCAAAGCAAAGTCTTTAACAACAGTTATGGAAAAGATGGATAAGATTCGTTATCGTGTTGGTACTACTGGTACGCTAGATAACAAAAAGGTTCATCGCTTAGTTCTTGAAGGTATGTTTGGTCCAGTGCATAGAGTTACCACTACCAAAGCATTGATGGATTCTAACAAACTTGCTACACTAAACATCACATGTATCTTATTGAAGTACAATGATGAGGTTCGCAAAGCAAGAAAGAATAACACTTACCAAGAAGAGATGGACTTTATTGTTGGACAAGAGCAACGCAATAAATTCATTCGTAATCTTGCTATCAAGTCTGGTGGAAACACTCTTGTATTGTTCCAGTATGTTGAGAAACACGGTAAGATTCTTTTAGATCTTATCAAAAACAAAGCCCACGATACAAGAAAGATTTTCTTTGTTTACGGTGGTACTGATACTGCAGATCGAGAAGCGATCCGTCACATTTGCGAAGGTGAAGAAGATGCTATTATCATTGCTTCGTATGGAACTTTCTCTACTGGTATTAACATTCCTTCGATTGAGAATGTAATCTTTGCATCACCATCCAAGTCTAAGATTCGTAACTTACAATCTATCGGACGTGGGTTACGATTGAAGAGTGGTAAAACGCATTGTAATCTCTATGACCTCGCTGACGACTTGCATTGGAAGTCTTGGAAGAATCATACTCTGGGACATGCAGCAGAACGTTACAAAACGTATGCTGAAGAAGAATTTAAATTGAAAGTCGTTGAGGTAGAACTATGCTAACTGGAAAAGAAGTTTTCGTTGTAGTCAAGTTTATTAGCGGAGAACAGGTACTGTCTGCCTTGCAAGAAGAAGACGATACGTATATTGAACTGTTGCATCCGATGGTCGTGAAAACGATACCGAACATTGCGACAGGAAAAGAACATGTGACAGCTGCTCCATTCTGCCAGTTTTCGAGAGATGATTCTTACCTAATAGATAAGAAGAACGTGATGTTCATCAAGTCGATGCATTCAACGTTCGTTCCTCATTATATGAGAATTGTGGAAGAGCACAATGACATTTCTCTTGCAGAAGAGCCAGATGAAGACACAAAGAGAAAGATTGAGCAACTCGTCGAGATCTTTGGAGATGCATTGGATGACGATACGTCACCAGCAGAGGGAGATGGAGAAGGTATCTACGTAGAAGGAAACGATACTAGACACTAAGTAAGTTACTCTATTCAGCATCAACCCTAACACAGTGAATTATGCCCTAAGTCAACTAAATAAGCAAATCTAAATTGCAATACAGATAAACTTGTCTTGCATTGGTTGCAGAGGTATACTTACTCTTGCTTTGTTAATCAAAGGAAAATATCATGTATGGCACATTACGTAAATAACGCTGACTTCTTAGTGGCGATCTCTGAGTATAGAACAAAAGTTCTTGCTGCTAAAGAAAATGGAACACCTCTCCCACAGGTTAGTAACTACATCGGCGAATGCATTTTAAAGATTGCCAACCATCTCTCTTACAAACCGAACTTCATCAACTACTCTTATCGTGAGGAGATGATTTCGGATGGTATTGAGAACTGTCTTCAATATATCAACAACTTCGATCCGTCCAAGTCAAACAACCCCTTTGCTTACTTCACTCAAATCATTTACTATGCATTCTTGCGTAGAATCGCTAAAGAAAAGAAGCAGTCATACATTAAGGGTAAGTTGATTCAGGACATGCCGTTCGAAGCATTTGAGTTACAAGATCAAGATGATGGTGGTGAGTTTCATAATGCATACCTAGACTTTATGCAGAACAACCATACGTTTGATGATTCCTTCATTACAAAGAAGGCTGCAAAAGCTAAAAAGAAGCAAACCAATCTAGATGATTTTATAGGTGAAGTAGATGATTACCAAGGCGATACAAGCCCCAGCGATAGCGAGTCCGAGTGAAGTAAGTTCATTCCTTAATCGGATTCGATCTGGATATGCTGGTGGGCGACCACGTACTGTAAGACGCAACCGTGTCAAAGCTGCTGCTGGTTCTAAGCGAACGTTGAAGGGTTACACGTTCGATCATTATGATGACATGACAAATTTGAAAGAGTTTATGAGTAACAGTGATAATAAAGTTTTCATGGGTGTTTCTGATTTCAGTGATCTAATCACTACTGAGATCCTACAGAAACGTGTATCTGCAAACAAACAGACACTACATCGTGAGACTACCGTATTGGCTAACCGCAAGGCTTGGGCTGATTGGTCTGAAGAAGAATTCGAAGGTTGTCTCTTTGTGCAAGGTTCTGCTTCTTCTGGTTTCATCATTGAAGAAGAAGACATGAACTATGTCACATACTCTGTGAATAGCAACTCAACAACTGTTCGTGCTTTTGGTGACGAAGTATTTGTTGAATACATCATGGATTTGGTAACGGGTAAGTTCGACATTGTAACTTCTTACATCGAATGGATCTACTCTGGTGACGGCAACTCCGTCAACGTCCCACTCAATCGTGATCGTCTTCCAGTTGACGAGATGTACCCATTCCTCAAGGGTGAATCTCTTGGCGACTACTACGATCGTTTCATGGCATCTTCTGCCAACATCTTACTCCTGATTGGTCCGCCTGGAACTGGCAAGACTACATTCATCCGTGGCCTGTTGTCACACACCGAATCATCTGCCATGGTTACATACGATGCAGCTATCCTTGAGAAAGATTATCTCTTTGCACGCTTCATCGAAGACGACACAAGTGTTATGGTGTTGGAAGACTCTGACGCATTCTTGAAGAGCCGTTCAGATGGCAACACAATGATGCATCGCTTCTTGAACGTTGGTGACGGTCTTGTTACCACTAAAGGTAAGAAGATGATCTTCTCTACCAACTTGCCATCTATCCGTGACATTGACTCTGCTTTGGTTCGTCCAGGTCGTTGCTTTGACATCGTTACATTCGATCAGTTGAACCAATCAGAAGCACAAGCACTGGCTGATAAGTTGAATGTTGAGTTGTCTGGTGACAAGCAAACATACAGCATCGCTGAAGTCTTCAACCAACAATCTGACAACACTAAGAAGTCGGCTTCTGCTCGAAAGGTAGGTTTCATTTGATTGATAAAGAATGGTTAGATAAAATTGCTCTTGGAGCAAAGGTGTATAACGAAACCCGTGCACATCGTGATTTCCAAGCAGACGAAGTAAATAAATTTGTTGATTGGATGCACCAGCAATATGGTGTAGTTGCTCCAAATATTCGAGAGGACAAACGTGTATAAAGTAACTTACTACGCTAATTTTAGCAACAAGGTTGTGAATAAGGATTTTAAGGATCTTCATGAAGCTACTGAATTTTGCAATTCATTACCATTGAATATGGTTCTTGAAGTGAAACTCTACCCAGATGTAGTTGTTAAGAAAGAAGATCGCACATGAAGGTGGCGATTATCACAGACCAGCACTTTGGTGCTCGTAATGATAGTGTTGCTTTCTTAGACTTCTTTCAGAAATTTTATGACGACACATTCTTTCCTACTATTGATGCTAATGGTATTAACACCGTTCTTATTCTCGGTGATACTTTTGATCGACGCAAGTACGTCAACTTCTATGCTCTCGACAGAGCGAAGAAAATGTTTTTTGACAAACTTGAATCTCGTGGTATTACTGTTCATATGTTGGCTGGTAACCACGATACGTATTTTAAGAATACAAACGATGTGAACTCTCCAGACTTACTTCTGCGAGAATATGGAAACATTATTGTTATCGATTCACCTGAGACTATCGTTATCGATGGCACTCCCGTCTGTATGATGCCGTGGATCTGTCCTGAGAATTATCAAGAGTCACTTGATATGATTCAAAACACCAAAGCTGACATTTGTATGGGTCACTTTGAAATCGCTGGCTTTGCAATGTACAGAGGAATGGAATCCCATGATGGACTTTCTAAAGAAACTTTTGATAAATTCGATCTGGTTTTTAGTGGTCACTATCACCATCGCTCTTCTGACAAGCACATTCATTATCTCGGAAATCCGTACGAACTCACGTGGCAGGACTATAACGATCCCAGAGGGTTCCACCTGTTTGACACAAACACAAGAAACCTTGAATTCGTATACAATCCTAATCGAATGTTCGAAAGACTCGAGTACAATGACAAAGAAGTCGAGCCTATCGACTTAGATACACTCGATCTAAAGAACATGTATGTAAAACTAATTGTTCTAAACAAAACCGACTACTACAAATTTGACAAGTTCATTGCCAAGCTGTATAATAAAGGATGCGCTGACATTAAGATCGTTGAGGATATGTCTGAATTCCAAGACGGTGAGATCGGCGAAGAAATTTCTTTAGAAGATACTGTGTCTGTTTTAACACATTATATCGACTCAGTGACGACTGATGTTGATAAAGACCAGATCAAATCATTCATGCAAGGTTTATATACCGAAGCAGTTAATATCGAGGTTGTTTAATGATCGTATTCAAGTCTGTCCAATGGAAGAACTTTCTATCCACTGGAAGCGCACCAAACAAAGTTTTATTGAACAAGTCACCAACCACTCTTATCATTGGTAAGAATGGCGAAGGTAAGTCTACTATCCTAGACGCATTGTGCTTTGGTTTGTTTGGCAAGCCTTTCCGTAACATCAACAAAGGTCAGTTGGTAAACTCTATCAACGGTAAGGCATGTGTTGTTGAGATTGAATTCTCTATCGGTAAGAAAGAATACAAAATCATCCGTGGCATCAAACCAAACGTCTTTGAAATTTGGTGCGATAACGAGATGATGAATCAAGACGCTGCAAGTCGTGATTACCAGAAGGTTCTTGAGCAACAGATTCTACGATTGAACTACAAGACGTTCACTCAAGTTGTTATCTTGGGGTCAGCTTCTTTTGTTCCATTCATGCAGTTATCTTCTGCTCAACGCCGTGAAGTTATCGAAGACATCCTTGACATTCGTATCTTCTCCACAATGAATACGATTTTGAAAGAAAAAGCTAATGAGACTAAGGACACTATCAAGAGGATTGAGGGGGAGATTACAATGGCGAAGACTAAAGTGGATGGACAATCGCTTCTCATTAAAACTCTTACAGATGCCAAGTCAGAAGCTATTGAAACTCTACTATCTAAAATCAAAGATAATAACTCAGAAATACAGCGAAGCGAAAGTGCGGTGGCTCAAGCACTTGATGAGATTACCGCACTCCAATCACGATCTGCGAAAAAGAGTGAGCTTGATAACGACATTGAAAGAGCGAAGGGGTTCAAGTCCAAGGTTGTTGCCAAGGTTGAACACTGTACTCATCATGCCGAATTCTTCAATGAGAACGAGGTTTGCCCGTCCTGCTCACAGGACATTCCAGATTCCCATAAAGAAGCGTTACTAAAAGAGTTGAACGATAAGATTGATGCTGAGAATGCTCGAATGGATGACTTAGATAAAGTTCTCACTAAGCTGAACACTCAGTTGTCTGACATCAATGAGATCCTAAAAGAAATCACTGATAAGAACATCACTATCTCTACGTACAATACTCAAATCAGTATGCTGAATAAACTCAATGCTTCTATGCAAGTAGAGATTGAAGCAGCAAAGGCTGACACAACAAACGTTGATGAAGAAAAGCGTAAGTTGAAAGAGTTGGCTCAAGAAGCAATGAATAAAATCAATTCCAAGACCCAACTTCAAGAACAACGCAACATCGAAGAAGTTGCTGCTATTCTACTAAAGGATACTGGTATCAAGACTGCAATCATTCGTGAGTATCTACCTGCGATGAATAAGTTGATTAATAAGTACCTGACTGCGATGGATGCGTATATCCACTTCGAGCTAGATGAATCATTTAATGAAATTGTTAAGTCACGACACCGTGATGATTTCACTTATGCGTCATTCTCTGAAGGTGAGAAGATGCGTATTGACTTATCGATTCTGTTCACATGGCGTCAGATCGCTAAGATGAAAAACTCAGTAAACACCAACCTGTTATTGCTTGATGAGATTTTCGACTCTTCCCTCGACACAGCTGGTACTGATTATTTCTTGAACCTGATGAATGGCTTTGGTGAAAACACTAACATCTTTGTCATCTCTCACAAAGGTGATCAACTGTTTGACAAGTTCAGAAGCGTGATCAAGTTCGAGAAGCGAAACGACTTTAGTGTAATCGCTACAAACTAAAGGTTTACTTTTAGGAAAGACCTCACCAAGTGTGGGGTTTTGTTCATTTAGTTCTTGTCTTTTTATCATGTCTGATGTATAATTCATCTATTGAATGGGAGAACACTATGTGGAAAGACTTTAACGACTTTGAACTTGCAAGCCTAGCATTTGACTATGGGTTCAAAGATGATGTAGAATTCGATCTACTGAATGAAGGATTCAGGCTAGTGGATCGTGGATCCCTTGAACAGATCCTAACTGATTATGAGATGGCGCAAGCCTTTGAGGTTTAATAATGGAAATTCAAGCAAGTGACTTGTCAGCACGACTGCTGGCTACAGAAAACCTGAACGTGGTTCGTGCCCGTGCCCGTACTGCATCGTTCGATATTAAGAATCGTGTGCTGACGATCCCAGTCTGGAAAGATATGACTCCAGAGATTGAGGATATGCTCATTGGTCACGAAGTGGGTCACGCCTTGTACACAGGCGAAGAGTACCTAAAACCTATCCAAGAAAATAAAAGCATGATGTCTTATCTCAACGTACTGGAAGATGTGCGTATTGAGAAGATGATCAAGCGTAAGTATCCAGGTCTGCGTAAGCGCATGAACGAAGGCTACAAACAACTTAATGAACGTGACTTCTTTGGCGTGAAACAAGTCCAAGACTTTGACCAATTGTTGCTCATCGACAAAATCAACTTGTACTTTAAAGCTGGTTTCCAGTGCGGTGTCACATTCGATCCAGATGAGAAGCCATTCGTGAATCGTGCTGAGAAGACTGAGACCATCGATGAACTCATCGAGTTGGCCAAAGACATCTATGCATACTCAAAGGCTAAAGCTGAAGAAGAAGCCCAGCAAGCTGCCAAAGAACGTGCCGACGAAGGTGATGCCGACGACGAAACCACGGACACTGATGAAGACTGGGATCCAGATTCTGATGAAGATATGGAAGATGAAGATCGTGGTGCTGGCAAAGAGCAGAAGAAGGGTACTGCACCTAAACAGAAAGATGTGACTGACGAAGACTTGGAGTCTAAGACAGAACGTTCTTTCCAAGATAAGTTGCAAGACTTGGCTGATACAGATACCCAATACTTCTATCACAAGATTGATGATGCTTACGTCAACGATCCCGTCATACCGTTCAAACGTATTCTCAAAGAGACTAGCGAAAAGACTGGTCTTGCATGGTACGATAAAGAGACTTTGGAAAAACGTCCAGACTATATCGAACAACAAAAGAAAATCGACGCTGGTTTCGAGAAGTTCAAAGCTGATTCTCAACGTGCTGTGAATTACTTGGTCAAAGAATTTGAGATGCGTAAGTCTGCTCAGATGTACAAACGTGCTCAGATCTCCAAGTCTGGTTCTTTGGATATGAAGAAAATCTACGCATACAAACTGCAAGACGATCTGTTCAAGCGTGTGACTGTTCTGCCACAAGGTAAGAACCATGGTATGGTTTTCTTGTTGGACTGGTCAGGTTCTATGAGTGGTGTTATGGAAGACACATTGAAGCAAGTTATCAACTTGGCAATGTTCTGTAACCGCACACAGATTCCATATCGTGTATTAGCGTTCACCTCTCAATACAATGAGCGTGACTATGATCATCGCTACTACGACAAACAACGTGAAATTCATAGTGCTCGTGCAAATTCTGATGATTCATATCTGTCGAATGCTACTACCACTATGCACTTGTTGGAGATTTTCTCTAACCGTATGACTAACTCTGAGTTTAATACGATGTGTAAACGTGTGTTAGATCATAAGTTCTTCTGGAACAAAGGCTACTCCATGGGTGGCACTCCATTGAATGAAGCACTTGGTTGGATCTATCACAATCTTGGTGATTACATCAAGAACAACAACATCGAAAAGATGACATTGATTACTCTTACCGATGGCGAGGGTGGTGCAATGCAATCTCATAAGATGGGCAATCTGCACGAAGTTCGTAATGAGTATGTTGGTTCAACATACAAACGTGTCAAGCAGAAACATTACATCCGTGACGATCGTACTCAAAAGACTTATGAGATCAATCGAACATCTAACAAACAGACAGAGGTTCTGTTGCGTATGATCAAAGATCGCCATGACATCGTTGTGCTTGGTTTCTACGTTACACGTAATGCTCGTCGTGATTTGGAATGGGTTATCAATTCCAACCTGCCAGAATTTACTGGCAGTAAAGACTTATTGGTTGATACATGGCGCAAGGAATTCAAGACTGATGGCTTTGCTTCGGTAAAGAACACTGGTCGTGATGAACTTTTTATCATCCCCCAAGAATCTACCAAGATTGAAGAGGGTGAGTTAACAGTCAATGGTGATGCAAACGCTAAAGCCATTGCAAGAAACTTCAGCAAATTCTTGAACGTTAAGAAGACTAGTCGGGTTCTCCTGAACCGATTCATCGGCTACGTTGCGTAAGTTGTTGATTTTACAGGGAAAAATAAACCCCTACAAAGTGTAGGGTTTTCCAAGAAAAGTGTTGACATTTATTCCCGTTTATGGAATAATACATTATATTGAGTGGTTAGGTTTATTATGGAGAATGTGATGGCAAAGACCGATGTGGCGTTTCGTGAGACTTTTGAGGCTAAGATGCATGCAATGTATCCTGACGTGCAAACGAAGGGTGTTGTGAGTCGTCCCCAGCTAATGGAAGTTATGGCTAAACTCAAAACAGAGAAGTTTCCTCTCTGGCTTATGAAGACTAAGGCTGGTCGTGGCTTGTATGCCATCGATGGTAATGCTGCAGTCGCAGTGCAAACTGAAGACGTGAAAGAATCATTCCAAGTGGACTTGACAAATACAGACTCGCTCATCCCAAAGAAGGATGCAAACTTTGTGCCATTCGGCAACTACACTGACTTGGAAAACATCATCAAGTCCAAAATCTTCTATCCAGCTTACATCAGTGGTCCAACTGGTAATGGTAAGTCTACGATGATTGAACAAATTTGTGCCAAGCACAAGCGTCCACTAATTCGTGTTAACTTGAACATGATGACCGATGAAGAACAACTCATCGGTACCAAGACTCTGGAAGATGGCAACGTGTCCATCGTAGAAGGTCCAGTGCTCATTGCCATGCGCAATGGTACGACTCTGTTACTTGACGAAATTGATGCTGGCTCTGCCAACACTCTGTTGTGCTTACAGCCAATTCTTGAGGGTAAGCCATATTACTTCAAGTTGAAGAATGAGATGATCGTTCCAGCAGAAGGTTTCAACATCTTTGCCACTGCCAACACTAAGGGTAAAGGCTCAGACGATGGTCGATACATCGGTACCAACGTTCTGAACGAAGCATTCTTGGAGCGTTTCGCTGTAACTTTCGAACAGGATTATCCTTCTGCCAAAATCGAGCAGAAGATTATCGAGAATCTGATGGTTTCCTATGGTTGTGAAGACCAGGAATTCGCAGAGACATTGGTAAAGTGGGCTGACGCTATCCGTCGTACCTTTGCCGATGGTGGTGTGGATGAAACCATTACGACTCGTCGTATGATCCACATTGTACGTGCTTACGCTATCTTTAAGAAGCGTGAGAAGGCTGTAGAACTGTGTTGCAATCGTTTCGACTCTGCAACTAAAACAGCCTTTATCGACCTCTACGACAAGGTTGCAAGCCCTGCCCCAGAGGTTGTCGAGCCTGTCCTCCCTACTGCTACAAACCCAACGGACGAGATTCCCTTCTAATCTGTAGGGGATTACAAATAGTTGTTGACTTGTAATCCCCTTTGTAGTATACTAATGTCTTATCTTGAAAAATCTTTGTAAAAGGAAATATATTATGTTGAAATTCGCTGCTTTGTCCCTTGCTCAGAAACGTTTCGTTATGGCTGTTCTGGAAGCTAATCCCCAGTACAAGAAGTCTCCCGAAATCACTTTGAAAGAATGCGCCTCCATCTATTATGTCCTGCGTGAACAACGCACTGGCTCTAAAGGTGAGAAGATCGGTTATCCAAACTGGTTGTTCGCTGCAAACAAAGTTGAGCGTGGTTTGTACCAACTGCCTGTCCCAACTGTTGCTGAGGTATCTGCCTTCAACAAGGAAGTTGCTGACAAAGCCACACCTGCTGTGACTAAGGCTAAGGCTAAAGTTGCGAAACTTGCTAAGGCTAAGACTGTTAAGGTCAAGTCCACTCCAGCTGCAAAGGCTGTAGAGAAAGAGACTAAGTCTGACCTGAATCGTCTGCAGAATATCATCGATGAGTCTATGACTTACGATGACGAAACTGAAGATTTTAACGCTATTCTGCGTGAGAATGGTATCGAAGTCTAATTACAAATAGGTTACTTTTCTGCTGACAGAGGACGCCATCCCTCTGTTGGCATTTTTCGTTGATGGTTTATTATGGAGTTATTATATGTCTAAACAAGCTAAGCTGTTGAATCACCTGTCCACTGGTGCTGAACTTACTGCCAAGCAAATTGCAGGCTCATTTGGTTTGAAGAATCCACATCGTGCGATTCACCTGTTGCGCTCACAAGGTCATTGTGTTTATAGCAACGCTGCTAAATTGGCAGACGGCACAGAGACTACTAAGTACCGTATTGGTAAGCCAAGCAAGCGCATGGTCGCTGCTGCAAATGCTATCCTTGGTGCTTCTGCATTCTCTCGAGGCTAATTGAATCGGGGCTGGATTTCTCCAGCCCCATTCTTGGAGACATAATGGCTACACCTGACGAAGTTAAGAAATCACAAAAAGCCACCACTGGTGGTCGCAAATTTGATGGTGGTAAACTGCAATATGGTTTGCTGCCTCCACTCGCCCTAGCTGAAACTGTAAAGGTTCTCACATTTGGTGCAGAGAAGTATGAACCAGATAACTGGAAGCAAGTTCCAGATTCTAAGCGTCGTTATTTCGACGCAGCGCAACGTCATCTCTGGGCATACAAAGATAATGAAGAACTAGATCCCGAATCAGGTATTCACCACTTGGCGCACGCAATGTGTTGCTTAATGTTCTTGTATGAACACGATGTAAAATACTCAAAGGAATAATATGAGTCTGTGGTCTTGGGAAAAGAAAGAGGACGACCAGTCCTATAAACTGGCTACTGAAAATGTTAAACTCCAGCAAAGAGTTAATGAGTTAGATCATAAGATTAAACAATATCAAGAACGTCTTGAGGGTGACTTTGCTAAGGCTAGTTTTTCTGTCGACTGGAATGCGATGAATGTATTCTCGATCGAGCGCAACAATAATGGTCACGATGGTTACAAGACTATCCTAGGTTATATGTTATCTGAACCTTACACTACTAGCGATGGCTCTATTACATCTACAGATGTTGTTCGTGAGTGGACTCTGTACTGCTCACATCAAGAACACGAACGTCTTGTAGTTGAGTTCAACGAATACAGAGCATCAAAATAAATTTGGCTGGAAGAGCCGTTTGACGTATAATCATTTATACATAGTTATTATTACTTGGAGAAAATATGAAATTATCTAAAGAGACAGTTGCCCTAATTAAGAACTTTGCTGGTATCAATAGCAACCTTCTTTTGAAAGCTGGTAATCAGTTGTCCACAATCTCTGCACAAAAGAACGTCATGGCAGACGCTACTGTGACTGAGACATTCCCTGACTTTGGTATCTACGACTTGAATGAGTTCTTGGGTGCTATGTCTTTGTTTGAAGATCCAGAGTTGACCTTTAGCGACAAGTTCGTTAAAATCGAACAAGGTGGTTCAAGCATCAAGTATTTCGCTGCAGATGCTAGCGTGTTGACTGCTCCACAAAAAGCTATCACATTCCCATCCCATGAGATTGAGTTTACTGCAACTGCTGCTATGTTGAATATGATTCATCGTACTGCTTCTGTGTTGCGTGCTTCTGATGTTTCTATCATCGGTGACGGTTCCACAATGAGCGTTGTTGTTGGTGATAAGAAGAATACCACTGGTAACTCTTATAGCGCAAATGTTGGCACTACTGACAAGTCTTTCCGTGTGAACTTGAAAGTAGAAAACTTGAAGATGATTCCTAACGACTATACTGTTAGCATCTCAAGCAAGAAAATCTCTCGATTCAAAGCTGCAGGTGACTTGGTTTATTACGTAGCTGTTGAAGCAGATTCTACTTTCGAATTCTAACCTAATAAGGTTTTATATTATGGCTAGGTTGAAAGACTTGGATGCGAAATTGTGGAGAGAATCTCCTGACTCATA